AGAAAAACCTACACCTGTACCACACATTAATATGTAAAGGCATTCATCAAATGATCTTATATTATCTACAGGAAGATAAGAACAGTTGTATCCGGCAACATGGCATCTCTCTAATGCTATACCAGATGTCATCAAGGCTCGCATGGATGGCATAATCTCTAAGTTTAACACAGCATTTTGTAATTTAGTTCTAAGTTCTGTGCTTAATTTGTAATTATATTTCTTACTTAAATGTGTTTCTATATAATTAAAATATCTATCAACTGTTTCATTCCATGTTTCTCTGCGATTATATTCTTCAATCCATCTAGCGTATCTAGATACATGAATAAAACTTTGATAGTCTGTTGGTAATTTTATTTCATTCATCTTCTTTCTCTTCTTTTCTTGTTGTTAAAATATGCGGAGTTAAAACCTCGTTCCCACTCCTTATGTCTTATGTTGTTTAGGTTGTAAGGGTTTTTTAATTTACCATTATAGAAGGCTCTTTGTCCCTCTTCAAATTGTATCTTTAAAGGAGGCCATTGACCTCTTCGTTTGAATCTTTTGGACTTGTATCCCTTCGATGTCGTAGAATGCGTCTGTGACGATCTGTTCCAATTCATTTGCTATTTCTCCATCAACTGGTATAGGATACTCTTCAGTGTCCAGGCTTAGACTCACTGTTAGAATTATCTGCATCTGCTACCTTTTGTATTAACTTATCTAGATACCAACGTGCTTTTAATAGGTCTTCTAAAGCACGATCTTTATATGTGTATCGCCAGATGTATTTGAGCATAGCACCTTTTAAATACCCACGAAATTCCTTACCAGACATAGACGCTTCGATAGCATCTATGGCTTCTATCTTTCCTGATTTATAATGTGAGGGTTCATTGACAACATCTTCATTATCTTTAGTCATCCTTATTCCTGTCTAAGTATATTATGTTATCTTTTTTTGTAACTTTTCTGCGACTATCTTTAAAATCTCCTTCAAGTATTCTATGAAAAACACCTGAATAAAAAAGAAGGTCATCATTATCAGCAGCATAGCTGAAGCCAACCATTGCACGACATAACTCAGACAATGCAACAGCAGCTTTCTGATCTGTAAAATGTTTCTTTGAAAAATGTACATTTGTTTCATGTATCCACTCGTCATCCTTGTCTAGTCTAGGTGTAACTACAATGACTACATCATCTTCATTAACTTCAACTTTTCTTTTCTTCGACATTACTCTTGTCCTCTGTGTGTGTATAATAAAGCCATCTAGGTTCTCTTGCAGAAGATATTGGTTGAGGTTTATATTCTAATCCTTCCCAACAACTAAATTTAAAATCACACCAGGAACACGCTTCACCTAATATTCTATTGCCTGTTTCTTTTTTACGAAAGGTTTCAGGCTCATCTTCAAAACATCTTTCAAATGGTTTATTATCTTCTAGTGCTTTTACTTTTACAAAAGCATCATCAACTGATTGTTGTACTTCTTCATCAGAAGACTCATCTTCTAGGTATGCAACTTCACCACTTGATTTATTAACTGCCCACCAACCACCAACTTCTTTCTTAGATCCAAAAGCATATAGATGTAGTTGAGTTAGATAGCCAAAGGTGTCGTGGCTTTTCATACCCTTAAAGTTTAAAAACTTATTACGATATGCCCAAGGGCTACAGGATTTAATATCATCTACTCTATCATCAGTATACAAATCAGTTTCACCAGAGATGTCATCAGTTATATTAAACCTACTACCCTCTTCATATTTAATATCACAAGAAGATAATACAGCTTTTAGTATTGCTTCTACTGCGTCTCCAAAAGTAACAATCATTTTGAAACTGTAGTTCTTGTCTGCTTTTCTAGCACCTGCAGCTTCCATTTGTAGTTGACATAGTGGCCTACCTAAATTAGAAGGTCGTGCTTTAAACTTATATTCCTGTGATTGAAACTGTTTTCTAAGGGCTTGCTTAAAGTCTTCGCCTGCTTTGTCTATAACTTCTTCAGACATAGAAGACTCACCCCTGTTAGCTGATTCTAGGTAAGCTATAACCTTTGCTAAATTTTCGTTCATTATTCAGGCAGTGCTTCAACATCAATAAAACTAGCGTCACCTACACCACCAACATCTTTAGCATATCTTTTTTCTTCATATGCTTTAGCACGAATAGATTCATTATACGCTTGTATGTGTTCTCCAAATGCTTTGTTGATCTCTAGGTACTCAGGTTTAATTTCTGTTTGCTCACCTAAAATTGTAGGACTAATGGTATACCAACTAATCGCAGGCGTTTGTTCAAAGTTAAAATTAAGTTTAAGCAATTGTTTCCAAGGCAGAACTTTATCTTTAATCATTTGACTTGTAATCTGACCAAAGTTTCTAAATGTATCTTTGTTAGATATCTGGAATATAACAGGTAGATCTTCAAAAGACACCTTATCTTTTTTACCTTCAGCAAAAGCATCTTTGACTGTGAGTAATCCAAAGATAACTCTATATCTTTTAGCTGCTCGCCACTCATTCTTTCTTTCTTCAGAAAGATTATCCCAATCATCTACTTTAAATTTACCGCAGTTCACGCCACCCTGTTCATCAAGGGCCTCATCATAAGGGTTACTAACATAGATAGATTTATTTACATATCTACCTTTCTGATCGTTACCATCTCTATCCTGCCATGTAGCATTCTCATCATACTTCTGATAAAAGAAACGCTGTTGTAGTATGCGTAGAGAGGCATCGTCTGCGTATACAATACCATGTTCTGGATGTGCCACTTTAACTGTGCCATCAGGAACTTTCTGTCCTGCATTATTGCGTGCTTTACTATTTATTGTTAGCCTTGGAAAACCAGGTGTACTTGCTACACCCTCATCGTTAAAACCAAACTCAGCTGCGATTTGATCAATGGGTAAGTTGTCTATGTCTTTGATTGTTAGTGCATTCTCTGTCATGCAATTCTCCTATATTATTATTATCTTCTGTTATATTCAAGTTCGTTTGATTGTCAACAGATATTTCATCCATATCTAACCAATCATCACCTATTTTTAATTCAACTTCCATGGGTACATCTAAGTTTAAATCAAACTTATCTTTAAGTTCACTTACTACACCCATCATATCATCATATAATGTAGAACAAACTATGTCTATCTCATCTGGATGTACATCAACAACAATACTATCATGTACTGTGTTTATAAATTTACTCTTTAGATTCAATCGTTTAAGTGACCTATGAAAAAGTACACAAGCTAAAGGTACGATGTCAGCAGTTGCTCCACTTTGTACAGGATAGTTCTTTATCTTGGTTGCATCTGTTGCACCATTGCGTAGTCTTTGTACATTAGGAAATGCAAATTGTCTGCCTGTTACAGTAGTAATATACTTCTTTGCTATAGCTTCCTCTTGTAACTCTTTGTGCCACGAAGATATACCTTGATACTTATCCATAAAAGAATTGTTGTATTGAACTTCGGCAGCAGATCCTTTTGTGCCACCATAGAGTGGTCTAAATGTTCTAGCTTTTGCATCCTGCCTACTTGTTGTTTGTCCAGACTCAGTTAAAACTTTAGCAGTATATGCATGCACATCAAATCCTTCTTCAATTTCTTTTCTACCTACAGCATCATCACTCATCCATACAGCTACTCTAAATTCAAGTTGGCCATAATCAGCTTCTAATATTTTACCACCAGGAAAACGAGATACAACAGCACGCCTTACTAAAGCTGTGCTACCTCGTGGTAAGTTCTGGAAGTTAGGTCTTGATGAAGATAATCTACCTGTACCTGTTCGTACCTGAGATAGTTGTGGATGTAGTATAGTGTTGATTACATTCTTACGAATGCCCTTACAAAAAGAATTAATGTAAGTGTCAAGTGCATTTATCCTTTGCATGTTACTTAAAAATGTATGTGCTACATCTAAGTTATGCTGTTTAGCAATGGCAGCTAGACCACCTAATGTAGTTTTATCTGTTGCGAAACCATGTGCTGTCACTTGTTGTATATGTGTTGGTGTAAATTTAAAGCCTGCTATGCTCTTGGTGGCATCATAAAGATAACCAGTACCAAGGCAATGCTTACACATAGGCTGTACTTTATAAGGAGTTCCATCTTTTTTTATCTTGTGTTGCTTCCCTGTTCCTTTACAGTTGGGGCATTGGCGAACTGTAGTTTGACTGACAATAGTAGTTTGTCTTTTTATATTACGATCAAACTCTATCTTAGACATGCGTGGTCTATACTTCTTTTTACCACTAGAGGTAGTGCCAATATTAAATGTGCGTGCCCATTCCTCTTTATCATTAACTCTTCTGGACCATATAATTTCTGATAACTGTTCAGGTGAAGCTAAGTTGTATGGCCTATCACCCATGACAGCTTTGATAATCTTTGTATTCTGTATGGCTTTTTCTTTTCTTTCTTCTTCAT